GTAGCAGATCGTTTGTGTTTACAACTCGGATATGATAAAATATATAACACCGCAAATCCGTTTGATTTTATGGAGATGATTTCCTTGGAGGCAAAAACCAACTTTTTTGAAAAGAAGGTGGGTGAATATGCGCTTGCGACGAAAGATAAAACCGAAGATGTGTTTGATTTCGCGGCTGATTTTTAACCTAGCAGGGGAACCTGGGTTCCCTGCTCTTATAACTTCCCCCAAAAATATATTTAGATATAATACAAAATATATCTAAATATACAAATGATATCTTGTGAAATTATGGGTGGGTTGGGTAACCAGTTATTCCAAATTTTTGCCACCATTTCTTACGCAATGAAATACGGGCAAACGTTCGGGTTTTTATTCAAGGAAAAACTTGGTAATAATCGCATCACTTATTGGAACACTTTTTTGAAAAGATTGTCTCCATTTGTAACGTTTACTCTTCCACCAATGAGTGTGAGGAGAGAAGAATCATTTGAATATTCACCAATTTTGGCACCCTTGAATAGAATGAATGAAATTTGTGAAAATGTGTATTTGTTCGGTTACTTTCAAAGTGAAAAATATTTTAAACCACATATTGATGTCATTAAAAATTTAATTGGGATTGACGAATTACAACAAAAAATATTTCAAAAATTTGATTTTTTATGCGATTTTACAAACACAGTTAGTATGCACTTTCGTTTAGGTGATTATAAATATTTACCAGAACATCACCCTGTTCTCGAGTATGAATATTATGAAAACGCGATTAGATACATTTTGAATAACAATCAAAATATAATTATATTGTATTTTTGCGAAAAGGAAGATAACAAAGAGGTTCAAGATATGATTCAACGATTGTCAACTGTTTTTGAAAACACATGCTCTTTTGTAAAGGCGCCTGACCAAATTGACGACTGGGAACAAATGTTATTAATGTCTTGTTGTAGACATAATATTATAGCGAATAGCACATTTAGTTGGTGGGGAGCGTACTTCAACAATAATTTGGATAAGATTGTTTGTTATCCCTCAAAATGGTTTGGAGTAAAACTGTCGCACCATAATTTGTGTGATTTGTTTCCCGAGGGGTGGATTCCAGTTGGAAATCTGTGATTGGATAATTTACGCGACTCTATATTTTCGCTAGCAGGGAACCCAGGACCGCGTAGCTGACCCCATTGCGCGAAGCGCAATAAGGTTGAGGTCGCTTTGCGACCTCCGACCCTGCGACCTCTGACCCTGCGACCCCTCCTGTTTAACCAAGTATTTATATAACTTTTAAGTCTCACTACAAAAATTGTAATGATATTTTAAACTTTATTCTAAAAATTCTTATGATTCTCTAAAAATCATACTTTTGGGATACCGGTGGACATTGCTGATTTTCGCGAAGACAAATGTATTCGTGTTTTTCAGTAAATGATTTTGTGTTTTGTTTATAATACGAAATCATTTCATGGATTGTTCTTCCAACAATGTAGTTATTAACGATTTCGATACCGTTTCAGAAAAAGAATCTAATGTGTCGTTGAATAAGGAAACAGAGACTCCCAACCCTTTATGGGTAAATATCCTCATTCCGTGTTATAATACAAATCCTATTTTCATCAAAGATTGTTTAGCTTCTATGACTGCCCAAGTTGGAAACTATGGGTTCGAAGTGATTTGGATTGATGATGGTTCTATGGAAGAAAATACGAGAGAAACTCTTATTTTATTGAAAAACTTTGTAAAAAACAGAAAACACACAACCTTGATATATAAACACATGGGAAAAAATAGTGGCATTGTAGACTGTTTAAACATTGGTATTTCGTTATGTAAATATGATTTACTCTTTCGCATGGATAGCGATGATATTATGGCCGAGGAACGGATTGATAGACAAGTTAAATATATGAATGAAAATCCCGACTGTATGATTTGTGGAACCAATATTTTACCCTTTGTTCAACCAAACTTGAATGACCCACATATTTATTTTCAAAGACCATCGTCTCATAAACCAATTTATACATGGACTGAGTTTTTGAGAGAAAAACCAGCGTGGTTTATGAATCATCCCACACTCTGTTTTCGTAAAAGCGCATTGGATGAAATAGGTAATTATTCTGAAAAATATAAATTTAGCGCTATGGAGGACTTTGAATTGGAGTTGCGTTTCTTGAAAAAATATGGAGCAGTTCATAACTTGACAGATTGTTTATTGTATTATCGAACACACGCGAACCAAGTTACGATTTTAACGCGCGATATGGATAAGGATAAAATACGGAATGCAATTATTCGAGACGTAGTAACAGCGTAGCGGGTTCTAACCTAAGAATCGCAAAAATACAAACCAGGGGTCAAAATGATGATTGGCTTCTTGGCATAATGTGAATTTATTCAAGTTGGAAAACACACAATCCGCAATAATGATTTGGTCATCTTTTACCAAGTATTCATTCTCAAAATAAAGCGCGAGTTTTGCGTCATATGTGTCACGCCACCAGTCCATGTTATCTTTGTGTGTCATAAAAAACCCCCCGCCAATGGAAACTTGGTCGGGTGGTATTTCAATGGTTGGTAACCCCTTCTCATTTTTGGTTTGAATAATGGTTCCGAGTTGTTGAAGATACTGGTTGTCATAATTTACCAATGAGTAATAAATTTTACTGGTGTCCAAGTTTTGAATTTTTTCTCGAACTGGCCAGTGTTTCAATAATAGTTTCTTTTGGTGCTCATCCATCATATGAATATATCTCTCGCGAAAATAACCTATATCACACCATCCATAAAATTCTGTATCAAAATATTTGTTTTCCATTGTTTCATGAACAAAATGCACTTTTTCTGACCAGAGTGCGTTCAATCTCCATTCTGTACGGTCATTCAATAGTGTATTTCTCTCGTGATTTTTCTCCCAACTGTCTTTGTATTTGTATGTGTAAAATTCTTCGAACGGTTTAATTATGATTTTAATTTTTGGATTATGTTTGTATTTTGAAAAACACTCGCAACTTTCTTCGTCGGTATAAATAACCAAATAATAACTTTCTACGTTGAATAACATATTTGACATCCATTGAATATACTGTTGAGATGGAAACTTGGAACGTAACTGATACCAACTCGTTGAAAATGTGATATTTATAATTGAATTAGACATGTCTTCAACTATAAGGGATAATAATATATTTTTATTACAACGGTTTAAACCCTTTTATAATAAAATGGTAATGGCGTTGTTTAGTCGCACAAGATGTCCTTATATTCTTCTTATTATGAACTGTTACGCTTATTCTCATAAGTCCGCATTACAGAGAGAAACATGGTTAAAACAATTACCAACCAATATTATTTATTATCATGTAGTTGGTGACCCGAATTTATGCACCGAATTTGAGTTTTTTGATGACGACAACAAACGCGTGTTGATTGTAAAAACATGTGATGATTATAACTCACTGCCGAAAAAAGTCATTGCGGCGTACTCCGCAGTTAACGAAACTTTTGATTATGATTATATTTTTAAAACGGACGACGACCAGGATTTGATAAACCCGCGGTTTTTCTCAATGATATGTAATATTATTTCTACGAGAGAACCCAAAGTTCATTACGCGGGAAATGTGGTGAATGTGAAAACCCCGTATTTGTCCAAGTATTACACGATTCATCCCGAGTTACCCTCAAATTTATTGATAAAGGCGACCGTTTATTGTTCTGGGCGATTCTATCTTCTCTCGGCAATGGCTGTGGAAGATTTATTACAAAGACGTGAAGAAGTAGAGGGTGAATATTTGGAAGACTACGCTATAGGGTTGTATTTAAGTGAAGAGTTGAAACAGAATGGAGGGTTGTTGCATATTCCAACAAGTGATTATTTTTGCGATAGCAAAAAAAATTGATTTATAACATGATTTTACAAATCAATTTAAAACAATGGCGAGCACAAAATTTGATTTTATTCAAGACGAAAGCAGTCGTTGGTTACTAACCAACGGTTATACTGCGGTAAGTCAATTAGAATTATGGGATTGGTTGAAGACATTTGAACCCGGTGAATGTGGATTTGCATTTTCAGATGACCCAACGATTTCCATTATTACAGCAAAAATGTATGAACTGTCGGAAGACGCACATCATAGTGGCACTTCGTTTGTTTGGACGATGCGAAATTTGGAATTTATCGCAAAACATGGAATGGATAAATTCAAAGAGTTGTGGTGCGGGGAACCTAGGACTGCTAGCTGCCCCCATTGCGCTTCGCGCAATAAGGTTGAGGTCGCTTTGCGACCTCCGACCCTGCGACCCCTCCCCGCCCTTCGGGGAATTCTAACTCATTACCTTTTCCCATGATAAGATTTCTTGATAAAAAAAACTGTTATAATCTACCTGGGTTCCAGGTGGATAATGCTGTAGTATGGAACCTAGCGTCGATTTTGCTCCACTTTTTCTAAAAGTGGATTTTTGCTCCACTTTTTCTAAAAGTGGATTTTTGCTCCACTTTTTCTAAAAGTGGACTTGGAACAAGTGTGGTTTATCCAAGTCCAACATCATATTTGTGTAGTTAGTACGTTTTTGTTCTATGTCACTGTAATCTTCTCTCTGGGTCACCGTCAGGGGTACAATCAAAAACCATTTGTCTTTTTGTTGTAGATGAAACCAGTACTTATCAATGGCGTAAAAAAAACCATTTTTTGGTTCTCTCAATAACTTCCCAATTCCTGTTTTAAAATTATCAATCAAGGTATCATAATAGTGAGATTGAACGATATAACCAGTTGTGGTTTGACACCGTGTTACTTGTACACAGTTTTCATTTACAGGTCTATATGGTGGAACATTGTTTCCTGCGACAAGAACAACATCCCAATCCAAGTTATTCGAAAAAAAATTAGTGAGTTGACTAGCGAATCTTTCGGGTTCAATAAACCAAATATCATCTTCTACAATAAGAACATGTTCCCAACCCTGGTTTTTTGCGTACTCTACGCATTTTAAATGACTCAAACTACATCCAATTGCACCGTCTCCACTTTTGGGGCGAATTGCGTTGAAACGTTGTGCGTTTTCAATACCAATACTTTTTAATTGTTGTTCTACATGGGTTCGTCTGTCAGTGCGGGTTTCCAAGTTAATATATAATGTATGTTGAACGAGAGAAGATAACATAAACTTTACATTATAATATATTTGTTTTTTTATATTATTATTTTGTGTTTTCATTTGTTTAATATTTTCCGCCAAGTAAGCATCCTATGTTGCGCGGAAACATGTAAACTGTGCGATAGTGTTCTTGAGTAGTCCAGTGTAAATAGACCATCGTCGTTGTGTCTCAATACACGATTTTCAAAGAGATTTTCCGCATTATCAAATGCGTCATTCACATCGCCCGCATTTTTTGACATATTACACATGTTGTAAATCATACATCTATCAAAGTCGTACGCACACAATAAATCGGCTTCGCGAACAATATGATATGCCGTTTCTTTTTCAGGGGTTTCCATGGCTGGAAAACCAAACCGTTTCACCTTAGAATATGACATTGTCGTCATAATTTTACTCATAGTTGCGGTTTCGTCTTCGTTCAACGTGGTTTGTAAAAATTCTTCTATTTGTTTTACGCCCTCTTTTTCATCCATATATTTTTTGTCACACATATCGTGCAAAATCGCCGAACAATATATAACGCGTTCTAGAGGTTCTAGACGACTATTTATGGCAAGTTCGGACTGATATATGTTGTGGGCGTGATGTAAAATATTCATGCTATGACTTACACCATGTGACTCATCTATTTTATGTTTTGCAACCGTGCATAGAACAAACTGAAAACACTTTGCGAAAAGATTTGTCATTGGCAGACTTTTATTTTGACGTTACATTAAAACAGTTGCCGTTTTTTTAAATCAATTTTTTCACGGGGGGTTCCCCGTGAACCCCCTCTTTAATCCAACCATAAATATATTCCTTGTATTTTTGCCCTACATTCGTCTGTTTTGCGTTCTCTTTTTGTTTCGGTAAAATTCTCTGGTATTTATTCAACTCCATTTGTTCTTGGGCGTGGCCCAAAATGGGAACACATACTCTCTCATAAAGTTGTGTGGGAACATTGAGACAATATGTTCCACCAGGTTTCAAGTATTTCCATGTTTCTTGGATAATGGGGGTATAAAACTTTTCATCCCATTCTTCTTGTGTTTTATAAGTGTCTTTCCCTCCATAAATTTCTTTATTGTAATAGGGTGGCGATGTAAATACCATATCATACTCTAGTTTACTATAATCCATGGTCAGAGCATCTTGAAAATACAAATCTATTATGGTTTGACCCGTTTCTTGGTCTTGGTCTTGGTCTTGGTCTTGGTCTTGGTCTTGTAAAAACGCCTTCATTTTTTGATAAGGTTCTTCCAAGTTAGTATTATAATCGATACCAATATACTTGGGTACATTCATTGCCACCGCACCCATCAGTCTCCCTCCCCAACCCATTGTAAAATCAAGAACGGCAACTTTGGGTGAATATTTGGCGTATAAACGCGCAGCCATGGTCGGACGAAACATACTAATACCACCATAATACAAGTTGAATACTTGTTTCGCCACTTTTATTTCCGTCAAATAAGGTTTGTTTTTTTGAATCGACGCCACCAAGTTTTTGGTAGACTTGTCGCGGGTCATATAAAAGTCGCGATTCGCCCAAAAATCATAGAAGGATATTCCTTGTTTCGATTTTGTATTCAATAATTCAACATGAACATAGTTTTCCAAAAAGGTTAGACCGATGGGGGAAAGGGGTTTTATGGCGTTCAAATCGGTCGCTACTGCGTTGGCGAACTTGTAGTAGTCTTTGTGGGCCGTTTTGTCGTCGAGACGTTCTTTAAGTTGTTTGGAAATATCTATTTTTTCGTCGAGGGTATAATCGGAAAAATACATTGTTTTATAGGAAGGCAATATATTTTTGTCTTATCTTATTCCGCCGAGTCCAACGTATGCGGGTGTTCTAATTTGATATTGGTTTTGGTTTTGATTTTGAAATCTTGAGTTTGGTCTTTGCTGATGTTGTTGTTGTTGTTGGAACTGTCTTTGTGGTTGTTGTCTCACTCTTCTATATTGTTCTTGCGCTATTTTTTGCGCTAAAATTTGTTGTTCCATTCGTTTTTTATCTTCCATATACGATGTAATCATTTGTTTGATTTCCTTCTCTCGTTCCTTTAATTGAAACATGGGATTTTCACTTATATTTTGCCATTGCGCAGTTTCTATTACACGATCCTTTGCGTTGGTTACACGCCGTTCTTCCTTTTTCTCTCCAATTTTTGAAGGATGGTCTCTTAAATCATAATGGTAAAAATCGGTTTCTTGTGTTCCCGTCATAAATGACAATATATTAATGACTTGAATTCTTTCATTGCTTACTTTATAAACATTATCCTTCGGGTTAAAAGATTCTTTGTCGATGGAATATGTGAGACGATGAATGGTCGAGAGACCATTTGCGCCATTGTCTATGCGTTTTTTATAATGTTCTTGGGGTGCCACAAGTCTGGTTACACCATCAAACAACTGTAAAATTTCTGGACTCCCTATTTTGTAAAACTGGGAGCGGTCTATGGTGAGTCCATTTGTTTCACACCTTTTTTGTAAAATAGTGTCTTCGTTTCCCCAACCCCAGTAGTTGGGAAATCCATTGACTCTCTCGAAATCCGAACCTTTGATTACAACTATTCCTCCAAGCGCATATTCAAAACCATAATAATGTTTTACTACACCATGTTGGGTTTGATAATCGAAAATTTTATGAAAGGGCAACGTGTCTACATCATTGAAAATAAACGTCATGTTTTGATAATCGTTTGGATACTTCTCCTTCATTACCAGAAACCCAATATTTTTTGTGGCTCCCCGATTGAACGACCTTTGGTCGCATTGATGAGAGAAATAAATCTCGTAGTCTGTTGCGTCTTCCAAGAGAAAACTCATTTGTTTACTGTAAAAAAACTTTTGTTCCAAACGATTTCGATACGGAACAATAAATATGCGTGAGGGGGTCTTATCCATCTTGTGTTTGTATTCTCTCGGGTTTATTTTCTCTCATCTTTTACTAGTTTTGTTTCAAGTAGGGGGAACCCTCCCCCTCTTCGGGGAATTCTAATTCCTTACCTTTTCCATGATAAGATTTCTTAATGAAAAACTGTTATAATTTTACTAGGTTCCCGGTGGATAATGCTGATTTCAAGGCAGTAACTATGCGTTTACACATTTTTTAATTTATCTTGTTTATTCTATAAATGGATTATCCAGTAATTATTTCTTATAGTAATTTTGGTTATTATGATTTCGCTAAAATATGTCTCTCGAATTTAAACCGTGTTCTTAAGTTTCATAAAGTGCACTTTTATTGTTTGGACCGCGAAATCTATGATAGTCTTACTAATTTAGATTTACCCAACTTAGATATTACGTTCGAGTTAATTGATAACCGCGTCAATGTTTCTAAAAATTTTGAACACTATCTATCTCGTGAATATAAATTGATTACACATACAAAAATGGACATATTACGTGACGCACTAGAAAAATATGATTTTATACATTTTATTGACTGTGATGTTTTATGTATTCATGAACCATTACTTGAACATTATGAAAAGTACAAAGACTATGATATTGTGTTTCAATATGATGCGGGAATGAATTCTTCTACACAGTTACATGCGGACACGTTGCATCATATTTGGTGTTGCACAGGAAACACGACATTTCGTAATACAGACCGAACACATCACATATTAGACAAGATTACAGAATATCAAAACGCGAATTTAGACAAAAATGACCAAGAATGTTTGTATCAATATTTTTTAGACCTTGGAATTAAAGACATATCTACTTATCCAGATGCCAAATTATTTACTTATGAGGTACATGAATACACGAATGGATATTGGTTAAATCACAATATTGGTAAATTAGACGCGACGTATTTTTTCCATGCGAATCATGTGGTTGGAAAGGAAAATAAAATGCGTCTTTTACAAAAGGCGTATTTTTAGGGGGAACCCCCGGACTGCGTTGCTGCCCCAATTGCGCTTCGCGCAATAAGGTTGAGGTCGCAAAGCGACCTCCGACCCCTTACCCCCTTCCCCGCCCTTCGGGGAATTCTAATTCCTTACCTTTTCCCGTGATAAGATTTCTTGATGAAAAACTGTTATAATTTTTCTGGGTTCCCGGTGGATAATGCTGCCATCTTCAATGAAGTAATCTTGTAAGTGTATTATGGTATTCATACAAGACTCTCGTATATTGTTCGTCGAGAGAACAACAACCCATTTCTAAGGAACGCAAAACAAACTCACACGCCTCCTTACATTTTTCATAGTTTCCCGCGCGATAGCTATTTTGTATAAAGTTATTTATCGGTGGTTCAGGTGCTTCATATATATGAACATAATTCGTAATCATTTGTAAGTAATCTCCATAATAGTGTTCAAATAACTGGGGGTTATCAAAATAAACTGGAGAGAACAGTTGTTCGTCTGCGTGTCCATACCCTTCTTCCAAATAATTCAAAAACGCATTTTCAATCAAGTCACATACTTTATACATGTAGTCGGCAGAACCCGTGAAAAATCCACTACACATGCTACAACGACCCCATAAAAAATATTCTTTCGTATTGCGAACTAAGGACTCGGGTATGTAATCAATATAACATGTTGAAAAACGGTCGCGATTTTGCGCAAGTCCCTCTTCCAAATGTATCATGTTTTTATATCCCATTCTCTCAATACAAAAATTAATCCAAGCAAAATGAGTAGACTGGAATTTGTTTTCTAGAATAGTTTCTTTCAACATCAAATAACGCGACATACAAAAGAGATAGTAACTCGGTGTGTTACGATTATCAAAATAATATGGATTTTTAATGCGATTTTCTATGATTTTTTCGCGATATTTTGAAAATGTCGCGGGTTCAAAATCGTCTCGGTCCTTTGTGAACGTCAATGTCTCGAAATCTCGTATAATATATTGGGTTTTTTCTTGTAGATGTTGTGGACGCATTCGACGAACATCTTCATAACTCTCTTGGTCACAATAAATGACCAAATTATAGGGGAGAGAAAGTGTGGTTAATGCATGCTGGAAGTAATAGGATTTATCTCGAGCACATATTTCCGTACTCGCATCGGGGCATTTTGTCAAGTTGAAATATGCGGTTACAAGCGTCCAATTACTGACATCGTATTTTTCTTGTGTCCATTTCTCTCGCCATTCTGGAGTAAAAGAGACGAGACCACAACCCGAAAAATGTGAGTTCAATGTCACATCATACTTGTATTCAAGGGGAATTTTATACCATAACTCGTCCCGCATTGTTTTGAATAACCAAATATCGTCAAATAATATGAGACCCTTGTATTCATTGTCGAATAAAAAATCGTAGATTTGTTTTTCTGTTGTTCCATCATGAGGATGGATGTCCACAAATAAAAAAGACGAATTCAAAATCTGTTCCATGTTTTCTTGTAGGGAGTCGGCAATGTTTTCGAGAGAAATATCCAAAAAAAAGTTTTGAATTTTGTTGCTGTCATTATAAGATAACGCTATTTCTGGGAGATTTTGTGTTTCTGCTATGGGAGAAAGAATAGTTACAAATGTTGAATTTTGGAAAAGGGTGGAGATGTGAGAAAGTAAGCGATAATGAGAACGACCACATTCTCCAAAAAATTCATACTTGTTTTCCTCATGAATTTGATTGCCGAATTTCGCATCGAAATCTAATGTTTGGATTTGTTGACGAGAGAAGAACATTCGAGGTCGGGTTTGTGTTATAATATCGGGTTTGTTTTATATAAGTTTTTGATAATTCAAATTAGCAGGGAACCAAGGACTGCGTAGCTGCCCCCATTGCGCTTCGCGCAATAAGGTTGAGGTCGCAAAGCGACCTCCGACCCTGCGACCCCTCCTGTTAACTGAGTATTTATATAATTTTAAGTCTCACCTGAAAAATCGTAATAGTATTTTAAACTTTAATTTAAAAATTCTTACGATTCTCTAAAAATCACATTTTTGGGATACCGGTGGACATTGTTGATTCAAATAACACCGAGTTTCTTTAAGTTGTTTTATAAATATATTTGGCACCACTTCAACTGTTTCACTAGAAAAGTGGACTAAAAGTGGACGTTGTTTTGCTCCACTTTTTCTAAAAGTGGAGGTTGTATTTCTTCAATATAACTGCTGGAACCAACTCATCCTTCATCTTCTCTATTTTCTTAAAACACTTGTTAATGGTGACCTCGCTAATTTCGCTCACTATTTTCACATCCTTTTTACTCACATTCAAATTACATACTTGAGATATGAAATAAACCACGCCAGCAGCAATAGAATGAGGTGTGTTTTCCGGCAACATATTGGACTTGTCTATTTTCATAGCAATAAATTGACAAACCTTGGTTAATTCCGCATTAATATTCAACTTACTACAGTATCTCTCTATGAATGCGTCCGGGGTTGTTTTACAAAACGCGGTCTTTTCTTTCATAGCCACGTCTTTCTCCAAGTCATTGATAATAAGGAGTGCATTTTTGCACCCCTTGGTCGCACTCGTGACATCCAAGTGAAATATGGTGGCAATTTCCTTGGCCGTTCTCGGAAAGTTATTCACACGACAAGAGATATAGATGGAAGCGGCCAAAATTCCATCACGATTATCCCCACGAAACGTCAATTCATATTCACTAATTTTTTTATGATACCGAATCGCATCATCAATAATCATCTTCGGTATTCCTGCGTTTTGAGACATAATGGTTATTCGTTGAAACTCATCATATTGTGATTTTTCTTTATAGGGCATCGACTGCCATTCGGTATATCTTCGGATTTTCCGCATTTCATAAGTTTGTGACCCAATACAAAGAACTTTACACCCAAAAGAGGATTCTTTCAACAGGGGATTGATTGGCATTCCACACCTTGTAGGGTCACTATTTTGATTGTCATCCGCGCCATAATAGCGCCATTCCGCCGAATGATCCACAATATCCTTGTAAATGATTCCACACCCTGTGTTCGTACAAGTGAGAAATCCTTCATCTGAAAATGCCAAGTTGGCTTCACACCTTTCACATTTCTCTCGATCGCCTGTTATGGTTGAACGATAAATGCACTCGAGTGGCGGCAATTTTTCCGAGGGATTTATTTCGGCGTCAAAAATAGACCATAATTTGGTTTTGTCTATTTGTGATGGTTTTTTCTTTTTTGTTCCGTCGCTTTTATTCATTTATTCTTTATCCTTATCTATATCACAAAATGTTTTTAAGTCAATTTTTAATGTATTGTTTGCGAATACAGTAGAGAAATTTTAAGGGAAACTCGTGAGTTTTATTCTATTCTGTACTATTATTATGGGTAATCAATTTTCAATATCAAATCCCAATTCAAATAAAAATAATGGTGATGAACTTGAATATACCATCGATTATATTGCTTCATCCTATATTCTTACTATGGATTTTCAAAGTTTAAGAAAATTACATGAAAAAGAGTATTGTGATAAATTGGTTCTTCTTACATCCAATATTCTTCAGAAATATTTCTCTCCAGTTCAAATGGGTGCTTTGAAAAATCGTCTGTCTTTTGGTTCAACGATGTATGCGACTGGAGAGACGTTGGAACATTTAAATAAAAGTGAAGACGTTAGCAAAGAAAAAATAGAAGTTTGTAATTCAATCGCCAAGTTTTATGTCAAAGTCGCACATTTGTTCGCTGCGATTGTAACCACCATGAATCCAGAATATATTTATCGCGATGATTATGGGAGAGAAGTGAAAAAAGGGTTACTACAAAAGAGTGAAATACCTGCAGGCGTTTCTGTGGAAAAAGTAAATATGAACTTGTGTTCAAGTCGGTTTTTGGCACTTCAAGGGAAACTAGATATACCGAAGTTACCATCGGTTTCTATGTTCTCTCAAGAACAAGATGAAGATAGTGACGCTGAGTATTCGCCGCGAAATTTCGAAGAAACTTCTGAACCTGTTACAGAACCCGTTAAAGAACCTGTTTCAGAACCCGTTACAGAACCTGTTTCAGAACCCGTTACAGAACCCGTTACAGAACCTGTTTCAGAACCCGTTACAGAACCCGTAGTTGAAACAGAAAAAGTAAATCCTGTTGTCACAGAAGTAGAAGAGCAACCTGGGCAACCTATACAAGAAACGCAACCAGCACAACCAGTACAACCTGCGCAACCTGCGCAACAAGCGCAACCTATACAACCAGTTCAACCAGTACAACCTGCGCAACCTATACAAGAAACGCGACCCGACAATGTTGTTGCCGAAAATAAAACAATTGTATTGCCGATTGAACCCAACGCAGTTAAACAAGTGGGTGGTGAAGAAAAAATTACAAACGAAAATATACCGTCGACCGAACCGCAAGAAGTAGGGTCGCCGGAATTACCGCAAGAAACTGGGTCGCCAAACAGGTCGCCAGAATTAGAGCGAGAAATAGGGTCGCCAAACAGGTCGCCGGAATTAACGCGAGAAATAGGGTCGCCAAACAGGTCGCCGGAATTAACGCGAGAAACTGGTGCGACAGAATTAACGCGAGAAGTAGAGTCGCCAAATATGTCGCGAGAAGTAGGGTCGCCAGAATTAGCGCGAGAAACTGGTGCGAGTTCTCCTGACGCATCCAACAATATTCAA